AGTGTAAACATCCTTTTTCTTTAAATATTTTGTTCCATTTTTTAGTGTTCTCTTTGTGTTGCTTCTCTAAATCTTTTTCCTTTTTTGTTTTCATATTACTATTTATATTGTTTTATATTTTGATTTTCTAGGTATAACTTTTGTCTTGTCTTTGTGTATTTGGATTTGACCGTGTGAAGGAGTTTTTTTACGAATTGGTAGTTTAGGTTTAGGCTTGCCAAAGATTCTCTCCCAGTTATCCGAGTAGAGTTCTTCTTTTGAGTTCCTTCTTTTTGAACCCTTTCCACCGTGCCAATTAGTCATTTTTAAAATAGTGAAGGTTGGTAATTAATATAGATATAGATTGCACCTATCAAACAAACGATACCCACAATAGATGAAATTATCCATTGTCTTATAATTCTTTTTTCTCTTTTAGTTCTCATGCCAATGTTTATTTATAAAATCTTCATCATAATATGATGGGTCTAAATCTCCTGAAAAAAATATCATGGTTGCATTATCCATGTCTTCCCTCGGAAAAATGTCTTTATATTTGTACTCAAAATATTTATCAAGAGGAAAAGTCATCTCTTTTTCTAATATGTGTGATATGACTGCTTGGTCTGAACCTGTATAGTTATGATAATCTTTTGGTAAATCATACAGATAAAAATCTAAATTTTCTCTAAACTTATCCCAAACTATTTGTCGTGAACCTGCATTCATTTGACCCATAGAACCATTACACCATTCTTTTGAAAAATGAATCGGTTGACCTTTTATTATAAAGTCATTTTCAAACTCAAACAACCAATCAATATTATCCTTTATGATAACATCAATATCAATCCATGTAAACCTGTTTGCAATAATATCTTGCATTGATTTATCAAAAAGTTTAAGTCTACAATAACATCTACCGTATTCACGATAGTCACTCCACATAGGTATGATTCTATCTGCATTAGTATCTGTATTTTCGTAATCAGTGATTAATACACATTCAACTGGATGTGTAGTGTTTCTTCGGATTGAACTGAAGAGTTTATTGACATAGGACATGTCATAGACATCACCACGTTCTTTAAACCATTTTTTGTTTTCTATGAAAGGATGTTCGTATTTATCAAAATCTTGCACATCCTTCCAAAGGAATGTGACCACTGTATTCATTATTAATTATCTATAAGTATTTAACCTACTTGTTTTGCGAGGTCTTTGTCTGCACCACCCCAAGTTCCTTTTGATTTGGTTGCAAAACTATTCACTCTTGCGTGTCCCCACTGCTCGGGTGTAGTGCCTGGCCTATGTCCAGTTTTCCATGCAGCGACACCTCTATTATATACTTTCTTTAAAATACCAAAAGGCATACCTGTTTTCTCTGCTTTCTTCTTGATAGATGCATCTGCATTTTCTTCTAAATCCTCTTCTGATGCTTCTTTTAAATGCACCTCGAATTCTTCATTGTAAGGGAATCCTTTTAGAGGATTTTGAAACACTTGACTGAAGTGTTTCTTTTTTTCTGAAACTTGTTTGTCGTTTCTTTCCTTGATATACTTTTCTACTTTTGCATATGGAGTGTCTTCTTGATAAGACTTTACAATCTCATCTGTTCCAACTTCATGTACACCGTTGTCGTGTTTATTTCCCGCCATCTTGTTTCTCCCTATATGCAGCTAGTGCCATCTTTATAATTTTTTCTTTTGATTTACCCTTGAATTGTGGTGCATCTGATTTTAAAAAGTCATCTATGTAATCTTGTTGACTTGCATTTTTATCTAAAACTTCTCTTAATCTCGGTTCTTTTCTATTATAGTTTTGTGATACAATAGATAGATTAGACTTATCATTATTCATCGGATTATTGTCTTTGTGATGGACATCTTTACCTTTTATGTCTTTATTATTTTTAAGACTTCTTCGTGCTTCATTTCTCTTTGCACGTCTTTTAACTTGTTCAGGTTGTGAATGATAATTTGCATACTCTTTTTTGTAATCTCTATCTTCTTCGACTTCTTCACCTTGAGCTCTTTTAATTTGGTCTTGAGTTGGAGCTCCCTTTTCACCCTTCTTTCTCATCTTTTCACCACGAGCTCTTTTCTTTCTGATATTATCCCAAAGTCCTTCTTCTAAATCTTCACCTAGTTTTAAGAATAATTTACCTTTTGATTGTTTTTGGTCTGTTGCTTTCATTCCCACCATTTTTGCAATGTTGTTGATATATGCAAGACCATCTTTTGCATTTTGTTTGTATTTCTTACCCATTTCAGACTTAAGTTTTTTAACAATTGCACCAAGTACTTGGTCAACAGTTGTTACTAATTTACCTTCATCAAGGATGTCCATTATGAAGTCTTCTACATCGTCTTTACGACCAACTGCACCAGTTTGTGATGCCCAATCAATTAATTCGTCTTCTACTTTTTTAGGTAAATCTTTGTTCTTGTTTCTGAAATCATCAATTGCTTTTTTGTGTTTTGTAATGAGTTTTTTCCAGTCGTTATCTCTTGGATACATTTTGATTACTTTTTTGTAATCTTCTGACACTTCTTCGTTTTTAGCTCTCTCGGTTTCTCTTTGTTTCCTAATTTTCTCATTTTCTCTTTCAGTTTCGTCTGCACCTTTTTGTCTTTCACTCTCTCTATCGTGTCTACCTTTTAATGCCTCTAATTCGTCTTCATGTTTCTGTTTGAGTCTTTCCATCTCATCAGCTTGTTTTGCTTTTAATTTTGCAGTTGCAACTGCATCTTCACCGATAATTGTTTGTTCTGATTGTGAAAGTTCTGACATGAGATAGTCATGACATACATCTAGGTAGTCGTCTGCTTTAGTGAGTTTACTATTCCACCATGCAGGATAATCACCGTCTTCTTTAACAACTCTCTTAAGATTGTTTGCATTTCTAATGATGTTCTCTAATGCCCTTTGTGCCATATCACCATCGTAGTTTTCACCAAACATTTTTTTGAATTTTTTAGTGTGTTGAGATGGTTTTGTTTTTGCAGACTTATCGCCTGGTGCAGGTTCGTATGCAGAAGGGTCGTTATCGTCTTTCTTCGTTCCCTTCTCAAAATGTCTTGCACGTGCTTGTTTGGTGGATTTTGCCATATCATCACCTTCAGCATCTTTTGCGTAATACTTTTTAGGTTGAGTTCCTTTTCTATCCTCGATGTCTTTGTCTTGTGGGGAACGTGCGAGTTTCTCTAATATTTGGTCTAACATATCCATAGAACTATTTATATAATTTTGATATCAGTGATATGGTCGAAATGTTCGATAGGAATTTCATTAATCATGATTGGTTTACTAATATCATTTATAATAACTCGTTCTTCTAAATCAAATATCTTGACCGATGCATTGAGGTTTCCATCATCATGACCGATGTATAATTTATTATCGTGTTTTGATAACCCTCTTAAAAATCCTTGGTCTGTTATAGTTATTCTCGAATCATTAATATACAATTCTTGTGTTCCTGAAGATAATGTATAAAAATCATCATCTACAATAATATTATGACATTCATAACCACATTCTTTATAGTGTGTTACATCACGGTTATCTAAAGTCATAACATAAAAATCTGAATTTTTCTTACCTTTGTTATGACAACAAAAATATAATTCGTTGTCTTTATAAAATAAACTATTTACATGTAACTTGTCACAAACATTACAATCACCTACAATTTTACAATGTTCTGACCATTGTTGTGTACTTATATCAAAGTATTTTGTCTCCACTGTATTATTAGGATTACCAATGTAGTGAAAACCCAGTGTATCATTACTAGAGTTACATGTTATCATCATATCTTTTACGTAAAGAATTTGATGTGTATTGAGATACAAAGGTATATCTAAAAGACCTGCATATGTTAAATCTTCTAGGTTGTACTTTGCCATTTTAGAGTGAGACACTACGTATAGATACGTATCGTCTGAAGTGATACCAAAAGGTCTATGAGTCTCTCTCCCACATCCTTCATATTGTGTGTCGTTTAGTTCGGGTGTATAGATTATATCTTGAACTTTAAAATCTAAATTGTAAGAAACGAATGATGGCCCAGTATTTTCACCATACTTATCACCAGTAATGATGACACGATTCAAGACTTTTTCTTCAAAAGTTCTTGGTCTCTCCATGCAGTTGCAAGTTTATTTTGAGGAAACCTAGTTGTCCAAGTCATCATTTTAGAATATAGAGAATTGGCTTTCTTTTTAAGTGCATCGAATGTATCATTATTTTCAACTTCAATAAAATTATTTTTAAACATAGATTTCATTTCTTTTGCATTTTTTTCTGCAGATTCCCAATCATTTTGTACTATTTCTCTAGGTAGAGTTCTAGGTCTCATTTCATTTCTTTTTTGTGCATTTTCTAAAGATGTTTTTACATAGACCATTTTGTATTCGTATCCCAATTGGTCTAACATCTGTTTGTATTTTTTAATTTTTGTATTATTTGCACCAGTAGTGTCAAATATCAATCCAAGTCTCCCTGCAATATATCCTTCCATTCCTTTCTTTGTGGTTTCTTTTGCTCTAGTTCTGATTGCATCTCTAGTTGCATCAACAGTTCCAGTAAGTTTTAATGACATTCCTGCTTTCTTTAATCCTTTTTCGAATGCAACATCAGTGTTTACTAGTTTTAATCCTAAAATTTTTAAATTAAGTGCATCTACAACTGTTGATTTACCACTGCCTGGCCCACCCATCAAGAATACTGCTTTGAATACGCCTGGGTCATAAACACCTTCTTGTATTAAGTCTTCCATCATGTAATCGGGTAAGTTACCTTCACTGATTCCCATACCCTTTCTAACTGCAAGGTATAATTGTTTACCCAAAGTTTTATTTTTAGAAGGAACACCTTGTAAAAAACCATTCATGTCACCATCAGATGCCATTTGTCTCATTTTAGATGCAGACATTCCTGACACATCGTCTGCATCGGGGTCTCTTTCTCCTGCAGAAACAATTTCTATTTTTGAAAACTTATAATATCCGTGTCGACCTTTTACTCCGTTATATTTTTTCAATAACATTTCAAATTCTTTTACTCGGTCTGAACCTACAACCATTCTAACTTTTGTAAAACCTTGGTTATGTAATCCTGTTGCAATTTCAAAAACCTGTCTTGCATCAACATTTGCAACTTGGACTTTTCTTCCAAAAAACTTGGTCAAGAATGATACTTTTTGATTATATGATAATGGGTTTTTCTTGGGGTCTTGAGATTTAGACGTAAAAATCATAGGATAATAATCACCACCCGATACCTTCACTAATCTATCGACTAATTTTGCATGACCAGTGGTGGGTGGATTGAATCTTCCAAAAGTAAAGGTTGCACCTTTGTCTTTTTGTTCAAAGAAAGTTTTAAATGTATTCATAGTTTTATTTATCCCAGTTCTTTTGAGCAGTGAAGTTATTGTATGCAAACTCCATTCTATCAACTAATTTTACTGCACCACCATTTCTATCGATTGCAACATAACCTTCGGGATTAACTGTCTCAAATCCCTTATCAGTTTTTTTGAATGTTCCAACACTTTTCACTCTGTTTAATGCAGTGATAATTAATTGTTTACCCTCAACTAAATGTTTTTGAAACAGAGTCAATGCATCTATGAATCCTCTCAATGCACGAAGTTCTGATTCGATTTGCATTCCTATTTCTTCTTTAATTTTTCTATTCTTTTCTGTTTTTAATTTTGCAACCACCTTATCTCTCCAGTGGTCGGTAACAAAGTTTATATACTCTTGTCCATTTGGTTTAAACTTACCACCCCTTATAAGTGCATTAGTGTAAGTCATATAAGATGCACCTACAGCTCCTTTTGATTTTAACAGTTGTTGTAGTTGCATAAATTTGTTTAAGTCTTTTCTTTTTATTTTATGAAATTGTTTACCTGTATTGGTAAGTGATTGTGTAAGTGCAAGTGTCTCCTTTGCAGTCATAGAACCGTATCCAGTGACATCTTTGTACGTTGCATCATCCATCCATATATCGTTATTTCCGTTAGGTAGTTTTGCACCAAACGATGCAGATAAGTCTTCTATGGTTGACCCAGTGTAAGTAGTGTGAAACACTATTCCTATTTTTGCATTATTAATTTCTTTACCTATTTTAGAATCTTCTTGAACCATATAGAGTATCGTATTGGGTTGAAACGTTATAAACTTTTCTCCATCAATAGTAACTTTTTTCTTATCTGAAGTAAACATCAAGTCACCTTGAAGTATTTCTTTCATTCCAAGTTTTGAGAAGTATTTAAACGAATCTAAAAATTTTGATTCTAAATCACCTGATAATTCGGGTGCATCCTTGATTTCTTGTTCGGAAGTGTAATAGAGAGGTGTCTTATTAAATAATGATTTCTTTGCAACAAAAAACTCTTTTGTCTCGGGGTGTGGGCCACAAAAGATTGCAGGTGCACCATCCCATTTTACAGTCATATTAACACGACCCGATGCATTACCCTTTAACATGTCTCTTAACTCTCTTAAAAAGATAATAGAACCACGTCCACCATCAATACCCTGTAGTATAATTTGGTCTTCTAAATGTTCTAGGTGTAAGTTTTTTGCTTTTGCCATAATAGTATTATACCTTGTTTTTAAAGGTGTGTCTACTATTTATGTTTTTGAGAGTGGTGTGTTGGATAGTTTGGACTCTATTGAGTCTATTTGTTTTTGAAGGTGGTTAACTTGAACTTCATCGTCCTGTTTTTTAGCTATACGTAATTTTTTCTTTAACTCTATTTTTTTAGTTAAAGAATCTATAACTTCGTTACTTTTAAGTGTCGTTCTCATTCTCAATCATGGAGTTTGGTAGTATTCTTAAATTACCCGATACAGTAATTCTAGGTAAATCTCCTTTATGTGGTGTAGTGTAATGCATCATGTCACATGGAAATATCAATATATTTCCTGTGTTCATAGGAAATATCTTTTCTTGACACTCTGCATACGTTTCAAATATATCTTTGTTTAATGTTTCAGTAAGTGAGTGATTCTTATTCAATAAAACTAAATCACACAAATCCTCATCCTCTCCCTCTTGTAAGACATAATTGAAACTAAAATTATGTGATAAAGAATCGTGAGGTAAATGCATGTGTGTTTCTTGATACTGACCTTTTTCATAATAGTTAAACCATATTTCTCTTACAGAAATATCGAATGTTTCTTTAGGTTGAATTAACGATGCAAACTTAAGGAATTCATCCCCTAACATTTTTTCTATTGCAATAATGAAGTCATGATATATCGATGACATTTTTTCTATGTCAACTTTCATAGATGATAATGAATTACTATTTCTCCAAATAGGTTTACACCATTCTCTGATTTGGTCTTGACCACCAGCCTCCTTTAACATAGATGTGAGTTCTCCACAGTAAATAGAATTACTATGAAAAACTTTTTGTGGAAATACATCATAGAGTCTATCTACAAACTCTATTGGTTCTTTTTCATCAAACCATATTTTTTCTGTCGTATCAATTTCATTCATATTTAAAGTCATTAAATTTTCTACCCCTGTCTGCAACTGGGATACTGTCATTATAAGTTACCTCATTGGACTCTATCAATTCTTCTTGTGCCTCTTGTTCACAATCATACAATTTCATTCTACTTCTATCAACACCGATAACAAATCGTTTGAAAATTGTAGGGTCATTGTATCTGTTCTTCAATTGCTTCACGACCAACTGGTCTAACTCTTCAAGTTCGTCAGAGGTAATCAATGCAAACATAAAGTCAGCAGTTGCAGGTAAACCAAATGATTCTGAAGTATCTGTTAAGTCAATATCAGTAGAACCATAACCACTTCTTGTAGTTTGTGTTGCACTTAAAATTGGTACATCAAACTCTACTGCAAGACCTCTCAACTCTTCTGCAATACTCTTAACTAGTGTATAAGAGTTTGCACCCATGCCTGGCTTAACTCTATGAGATGCACATATATTTAGGTAATCTACAAATATAATATCGGGACGGAAATCTTTTTTGATATCGAGTTCTTGTAAAAGATGTCTGAAGTGTCCAGTATGTGCACTTGCAGTTGGATATTCTTTTACAATAAGTTTACCTTTTGTTTTGTCTTTTAGTTTTTCAACTTTCTTTCCATACATTTTTTCTGTCAAATCTGCAAGGTCTTGAATAGGTGTATTCAAAATATTTGCATCAATTCTTTCTGCAATCTTTTCTTCTGACATCTCAAGTGTAATATAAAGAACATTTTTATTCATCATTAAATGACTTGATGCAACATGACACATAAACAATGATTTACCAACACCTGTTCCTGCAAGACAAATATTAAGTGTTTTGTTTGGAAGGCCACCTTTGGTTACTTTGTTGAAGTATTCTAAATCGAAAGGAATCTTTTCTTCAACACGATTGTAAAATTCAAAACGTGCATCTGCATCTTCTAACACATCATGTCCTATATTTGTGTCAAAAGATACAGAGAGTGCATCTTTGAGAAGTTCGGGGATTTCCCCTGTTGACCGTTGAGACTTTTTATCAATCACTTCGATTGAATCCATGACTGCAATATAGATTGCTCTATCTTTACACCATTTCTCTGTCTCATTCACCAACCATTCACTCGGTGTATCATCTGTTAATTTTGATATACCATCAACCACATACTTTGATGCTTTGAGAACATTATCGGTGAGAGAGGTGTTGTTCTCAAGGTTGATTAATAGTGCTTCGGGTGTTGGTGGTTTTACATACTCTTCAAAATAACTTTTGATTTCTGTAAAAACGGTTCTCTCGTCACTCTCTGTAAAATATTCATCCTTCAAGAATGGAAGAACTTTTCTACAAAATTCCTCATTCTTTACAAGATTTTTAATAATTGTTGTCTCTAATCTTAT